CTCCCAGCTGGTCCTGTCTTTATCAACCCCAAGTTCTTCGACCTCGGTCGCGCAGCTTCTCCATCAGCAGATCGCGCAAACGCTGCTCTCGCTGCTCTCCAAGCTTGCGAAGACTTCGTTGTATACCTCCAGACCATCAACGCCCCAACCGATGGCGTTTACCTCGCTGTCGAGCCACGCGCATTCCAAGACATTCGTGCTCTTGGCGTAGCCCGTACCGATACAAACGCTGTAAACATGCAGCCAATGTTCGGTGGCGTTGCTGCTGCTGGTGGTCTCGGCGCAGCACTCACTCAGGGTATGAGCGGTCTCACCGATTCACTTGAGTACATGGGTGTTCGCATCATCAAGAGCAACCACCTCCCAGTCAGCAACTACGGTTCTGGTAGCATCGGTGAAGATCGTTACTGCCTCACGTTCGGTGATGCGGGTATTTGCGGTCTCCTCTTCCAGCGCAGCGCAGTCGCCGCTCTCAAGCTTCAGGGTCTCAAGGTTGATACCCTTGACGATATCCGTCGCAACACCACCTTCACTGTCGCAAGCATGATGGCTGGTACTGGCGTCCTCCGTCCAGAATGCGCGGCTGTTCTCGTTAAGCCAACCGCAACCAACACACTCTCTGGCGCATCGACAGCAACCACAGCCAACATTGTTGGCAGCACCAAGTCAGCGGTAGATCTCTTCTTTGTTACTGGTGGCGCACCAGCTAACAACGTTGGTGTCTGCACCGCAGTTGCTGGCGCAGCTGCTGGCGGTACCGACGCACACGTTGCACGACGTGCTCTCCGTACCCTCATGGTAATGACCCGCGAAGTCGTAAACACCGCAAGCGATGCGTTCCCCTACGCCTAATTAGTGTAGGACACTTCTATTACTCTTGTAATGGATCGGTGATCATATATCTAGCCGGGAGTCCTCGAAAGGGGACTTCCGGTTTTTTTTCTTTTTTAGAAAGGTAAACAACATGGGATACTTAACAAAACTAGACGCAGTTAATCAAATGCTGCTTGCATCTGGAGAATCGCTTGTTGCGGATCTACAGGAAGCAAGCGGAATCGACACAGGTATTGCAGAGTTTCTCCTTGATCAATCATCTTTGGAGTATCAGCTACGTGGTCTTGCAAACAACAAGATCGTAAGAACACTGCAACCAGACTCCAATGGTCGTATTCTTCTCGGATATCCAAATGCCGATTTTGGAGGCGTATTGGACGCAAAGCTACTATCGCAACACAAGACTGAAGATGGTGTTGGTATCGTGGCGCGTGTACAGGAGGGAAATCCTCCAAAACTTTGGAATATGACAGAAGAAACAGACGTGTGGGTTTCCGGTGATTATGTAATTGAACAGACAAATTTTCTTACATACGAACAGCTAGATACAAACACACAACGAACAATCCTATCAACCGCTACCAGAAAATACCAAATCTATACACAGGCAGATCCAGCCGTTGATGGTTATCTAGCTCAGCGAGAAATGATTGATAGAATGCGCTCAAGAGCCAATGATATTTCTGCCAAACAGAGGACAATCTGGTCAAACGATGTATCATATGCAGCTGGAAAGCGTCCATCATACTACGGCAGCGATCCATCGGCTATTAGACGAGGGTTCTTATGAAAATAACAATTCCAATTTATTCTCTTAGCGGCGGTGTGAGCAGACAACCAGACTCAAAAAGAACATCATTCGAGGCACAGAATCTAGACAATTGTTTTGTTAGTCTTGAAAAGTCGGTAGAGAAGAGATCGGGCTTTCGAGTTTTAGATAATGCGTTTGGAACGTTTGATCTTTCCTTTTTACCGCTAAATGTAGATCCGTATTTTATCTGGTATACGGTTGATGAGGCAAATAGATATCTGCTTATTGTTGACCGAGCAGCAAAAAGCGCAACAAGCGTATTGCTTTATGTTGTCAAGCTAACAAACGACAGCTGGTCAAACGAGACACCAGACTATCAGTGGGATGCTGAAGATCCGGGACTGGCTTGGGATGGTCTTACTGCAATCGTAGAGGGAGATGTTAGATTTCCAATCTATCAGTTAGCCCTTCTTCAAGGTGGTTTGGACACAGTTGGAACCAAATACAATACCGTCAAGGCACGTGGTATTATGTCTAGATATTCTAGAGCATATATGACACACGCCGAAGGAAATGCAAGAGAGATTCTCAAATCACTGCAATTTGGTACCTCAATTCTAGTGCTAAACACAGAGGTATATGCTGGCTTTACATCCGGAACAAGTGGAAAACTTGTCGGATTGACCGGAACAGAAACATCTGATGATGATATTGAGGGTAGGGCAGTAACATACTGGACTGCTGCTCGAATTAAGAAGACAAAGACTGGTCGTTTGTATCCAGAAGGTACGGTTCTAAACGAGGGTGAGGAGTGGGATGCTGGTTTTACTAGCAAACAGATTCCAGTTGAGGATTATATCTATGGAGATTTCGACAAGCCTTGGCTTGGGCAATCGGTTGCAAACTTTTCTGAGATTAGATTTCCGCCGGATAAGAACGACTGGAAAGCAATCAATAAGAATTTAGACACAACCCCGGTAGACGATAAGGCAAAGCTAATGCTTCAAGCCTTATACGATCCAAACTCACCGCTTGGAGACGAGCAGGATGGGGATGGAAAAATCTACCACTCAGCCGCTCCATATCTTTCTGTCGATGCTGGATACTATAGGATTGTTTCCTTTCCAGAGACAGAAACATATAACGGAACAACGGCTGGTGTTGGAAAGCCTTATACGCAACGTGTAAGAACACCAGATGCTTGCAGCGTCATTGATAAGCGAAGAATGCCACAGCGAATTCTATTCGATGGCAACAGCTTTACAATCAGCCCAATTGATTGGTCTCCACGAACAATTGGAGATAGGGAAACAAACCCCGGACCATCCCCGTTCTTAACTGCAGATAGAGAAGCAAGACATATCAAGCTAACCGCTCTTGCAAACTTTAGAGATAGATTATTCATTGCTGCCGGGGATGTTATCTTCTCATCTCAACTGGGTGTTCTGGAAGACATGTGGATTAAAGATCCATCAAATGTCACGACGGCAGACCCAATTGATATTAGAGCAGCAAGTAATTCATACGCCGAAATCACGGCAATGATTCCATTCAACGCCTATCTCTTTATCAATACTAAGTCCAATGTTCAGTTTGAATTAAAGGGCGACAGTAATCTAATCTCTCCACTTACCGCAGAAGTGTCGGCTACGACATTCTATTCGACAGCGGAGTTGGTTGATCCAATTAACCTAGGAAGCAATATCTATTTCTGGGATCGTGGTCGGTTATACATCTACCTTAATCAGGATAGCCGTGAGTTTAACACTGCGTTTGATCTATCCCTTGGAGTTCAAGGATATCTTCCAAATAGATTCCAGTCAATTGCCGTGGCAACAGCAAACAACCAGCTGATTGCCGTAGACGAAGATCACAAGAATCATATCTACTTCTACGGCTCACGATTCATGGGTAATGAAGTTAGACAGTCAGCTTTCTGGCGATACATTCTAGCAGAGTCCGAGAGTCTATTGAGCATCAACACATACAAGACAAAGTTGTATGCGGTTACGAGAAGACAGACAGCCAACGCAACCGCTTGGTATCTTCTTGTTCATGACCTAGAGGATTACGATAATCCAAAACTTGATAACTTCTCCGACATCACGATAACGACGGAAAACGCAACGGCACAAGGAATGGTTTCAACCCTCTTTGTTCCATACGTCATTGACACAACCTCCGACACTTACGTTATTCTTGAAGAAGACTGGGACGATCTAGCTGGTTCTATTTTCAAGGTTATTTCTACGTCAGTCGTTGGCGGCGGTACCGAGATCACCATTGCTGGTATCAACCTAACACAGCACGTTGGAAAAACAGTCTTTGTTGGTTGTAGCTACTTAATGAACATCGAACTATCAAAACAGTACTACAGACAAGGTGATGGCAATATTGTCGAGGGTGTTGTAAACCTCAAGACACTACATATCCGCCATAATGACACGGGAAACTACCGCGTTGAGGTAACACGCAGAGGAAGACCTCTTCCGCTCATCAGTGAGTTTTCAGCCACAAATCTGGAAACTACCGAATATCGGGAAGGCAACGGAACCTTTGTTGCAAAGGTCTTTGGCTTCTCCGACGAGACTATAATTCGTCTTCTATCCGACAGCGTTACTCCTTGCAATATTACGCAGCTGGAGTTTAGGGGTACCTTTAATAAGAAATCAAAATCTTTGAGATAATTATGGCAACAAACCAAACACAAGTAACTACAGCGATTGAGACAACGTATGTTACCCCTATCTCCTTCTCGTCCTTGACATTGGCAAGCGGGGTTGGAGTAAAGGAGCAGCTTCTTGTCTTCAGGCCAACGATTGATACGATCTATGGCTCAAGTCTTTCTAACGAGGACTATAAGAACCTAGGTCAGATCTCATCAGCATGGCTGACAATCAATGAAACAACAAAGCAAATTCTTGGGATTTCAATCCCACCAAGTGCAACCTATACCCTAAGCACCGGAGCTACCGTTGCCTATCCCGCATTGGTTGCATCAGAACCACTCATTGTCATGCGGTCCCTGATTTCATCAGAGCCTTATGTCACTTGGGTAACGGGTTCCAGAATCACAGCAGATCAACTAAACCTGAACACAGCCCAGCTACTTGGTCTACAACAGGAACTAAAGAACAGCCTCATCGGTAAGATCGACAGAGATGATCACGATGCTGTTGTTAATCCACTGGCTGAGGATCTAGATTGCAATTCCAAGAAGCTAACAAACGTTGCACAACCATCGTCAAACAGCGATGCTGCCACGAAGCAGTATGTTGATAGTGCAATTAACACGGCTGTGACAAGTAAGCTTGGACAGCCAAACGGAATTGCTACCCTTGACTCGGGCGGATCGTTGACAACTTCACAACGACCATCATCCACATCCGTACTTCCGGGTTCGTTCTTCTCAAGAGCTACAGCTCCAGTAAGAACAACTAGCGGAGACGGCCTGTTTAGTCATGGGTCAATCTGGTTCAACACAACCACGGGACGCCTATTCGTCTATATTCCAGACGATAGATATACCGGGTTACTAAACACACACAACGGAGATATCGGCTATTGGGTCGATGTCTCTACACCAGCACAGTGAGGTATACTTGGCTATTAACTTTCCAAACGCTCCTGCAGACGGAGCAATATATTCAGAAGGTTCGGTACAGTGGCAGTACTCCAGTGCTAACAATGCTTGGACAATGATTACAACCGGATCTCCGGGCATCGACAACGGCGTAAACCACGACCAAGAAGTTGTCTTTCTTGACCGAAACGGTAGCAATCAAAACATCCCAACAGCAGGCGTGGGATTTACATACGATCCCACAACAAGGCGCGTTGCGATAAAGGGAGCTGCGGCACAGGCAACAAATCTTTTTGAACTAAATGACAACGCCAGCACACTACTCAATGCATTCAATGCACGTGGTATCCTAGACAAGGCTGGCAGGGTATACTATCAGGGCACACAACCAACGGTTGATGCAGCCGATACAGGACAGCTCTGGTACAACACAAGCAGCAACACACTCAGCATCTGGAATGGTACCGTATGGGTATCTGCTGGTGGTGGTGTTGATATCGCATCCAATCAAGTAATTACGGGTGCAAAGTCTTTCTCATCCGCCACTGGTCTTACCCTAGGTTCTTCCTGCTCACTTGTTGGCGAGTCCGCATTGGTATTCAAACCATCTGGTCTAACCAAGCTGACGCTATCATCGACAGAAGCAACGTTTACCGTACCAGTTGATTTCTCAGCTGTAGGTACAAACGTAAAGAGTGTCGTTGTAACCAAGGCTGATACAATGACGGTTGATGGCGTTAAGACGTTCAGTCAAACCATCAACGCATCTAACGGTATGCTTATGAACTCAGGTACGGGACTAAGCCGGATCTTCTGTTCTTCAACAACAGACGGCCTAGCCGTTACCAATAGCATCATAATTCAGCCATCACAGAGTTCGACTGGTAGATACATTCAAGTCTTTACAAACTCGAACGAAAACGCAACAAACGGTATCACACTAAGAGCTAGAAACGAAAATAACAAGGGAGATTTCAACGTTATCGGTAATACAAAGATTACCGGAAATCTTGAGATTACTGGTACCTTTACAGTTCCATCTACCACAGCTACCCTAGGTGCTGTTGCTATTGGTTCGTTCAAGTCTCAAAGTGGATCTAATCAAGGTAATGTAGATACCGCACTTCCAGCTATTGGCGCACTTACTTTTGAGTCGGTATACGACACCGTTGGGTGGAATCCCTCCCTTAAGGTTAGTAACACATCCGCCTCACAGGTTGCATTCTATTATAAGCGAGAGCAAATTAGAACCGGATTGGGTTATACCTACGGTAATAGAAAGTACGTACTCAATGGAAATACAACTCTAACAATTCCACTGAGTGGTACTGATACCAGCGTTCCAGCATCTGGTTTTACTATGTCAATCGTTGGCTCACACACACAGGCAATTGTCTTGAGTGGTGTCACAGATAACCCAATGATCGTGAGCATTACGTTATGTCCACTCTAACCGTAGAGCATCTATTGGCAATCATTGGAGCGGTTGTAATTCCAATTTCGGTTTCTACGTATTGGATTGCAACAAGACTGTCGGCACTTGAAGCATCTCTTAAAACACAAAAAGAAATTTCAGATGTAGAGCAGAGACAGGTTCTCTATCGTGTCGATAAGTTGGAAAAGCATGTGCACGATATCAGAAATGTTTTGCAAGTCCTAACCTTTAAATTAATGAAGGGGGATGGTTTCGATGATAGTTTTAAGGCTCCTCCTACTTTGTAGTTGTCTATTTGGTTGTTCTTCTGTAAAGAAGATTCAAGCCAAATCCAATGACATAAACAGTTCGGCAACAGTTACGATTAAGACGCTTGAGGAAATCAAAGAATCAGCTATCGTAACTGAAACAAACTTACACGAGATCAAGGCTTCTGTTCAGGAAATTGAATCACATGAGATCAAAGAAAAAATCGAAGAGCATGTCGCAATCGCCTCAGAACTCCAAGCCCAAATCATCGAAAGATCCGATCAAGGGCTTTTGGAACAGACCAAAATCTCTACGTCAGTTAAAGAAGTCATAGAAGCAACCTCGGAAGTGGAGGACATTGTTCCTTGGTGGGCATCCCTTTTGGAGATCTTGGCCGTAGCTGCAATTGCTGTAGCTTGCATTATCTTGGTTTGGCAACTAGGTCTTGGTGTACTGCTAAGACGTCTTGTTGGTTTTATACCAGCAGCTAAGCAAGAAGAGGCAAAGATCCTAGATGAGGCCATGTCAACGGAATCAGATACCACGATTCGAGAGGCAGTTGCAATGCTTCGAGCTAAAGATCCCGAATTAAACGCTGCGTTTAAACGGAGAAAGAAACGTGCCAAACTATAAAAGAACAGGCATCGCTCCACCCGATGTCGATCTACGCGGACGAATCTCCAGAATTTATACCAACGCTAGTGGCGATCTTGTCTTTGAGTTTGCAACTGGAAACGTAACAGTAATCACCGGGGGTGGTGGAACCCCGGTCTCTACTGTTTTAGACGGCGGCAATGCAACAGCAGTCAATACAAACGATATTGATGGCGGAAACGCAACAGCCGTTAACGTAAATGATTACGACGGTGGTAATTCTAACTATAACGTTATATTCCCACCATAAGGATAATATATGGCTAATGATTTAATTAGAATACGAAGAGATACATTTGCAAACTGGCAAGCTGCTGATCCTGTACTTGCTTTGGGTGAAATCTCCTACGACCTCACCAACCACGAAATACGTGTTGGCGACGGATCGACGGCATGGCTATCTTTACCTACCGTTGGAAACGCAACCCTTGCGGATGGCGATAAGGGTGACATTGTTGTTGCATCAAGCGGCACATCGTGGACGCTGGATTCATCAATTGTTGCCGACATTGCCTCAAAGCTTGAGGCAAGCGCATTAAACCTAGGTACGGCAACCACACCAGCGGCAAACCCGCTCCAGATTCGTCGCGGAGCTACCGTTGATTGGGTTGGTGTGATTCTACAGAATGGTGAGATTGGTTTTGATTATCAGTTCAATGAGATCAGAATTGGCGATGGCATCAATACGTGGGAAAATCTAGACCCAGTTGGCTCCAACAAGCTTCAGAACATGCAGCTGCAGCAACTTGGGGATGTCGAGTATGGCGATCTAATGACCGACGATGTTCTGACTTGGAATGGAACAACATGGATCAACCAAGCCATTCCGCCAGTCTCTCTTGGTCTTGATGATCTTACCGGAGTAACACTAACCTCCCCAACACTTGGGCAGATCCTTCAGTTTAATGGTACCGTATGGGTTAACGCAGCGGCACCATCTGGTGGTTCCGGCGTTACTACGGGCGTTAAGAATGATATTACCGTTGTTGGCGAAAACGATTGGCAAATTACAGCCAACAGCATTGAAACTGCAATGTTACAAGCTAGCAGTGTAAACGCCGCAAAGCTTGGTGGAGTTGGTATTACTACCTACGGTAAAGCCTTGCTTAAGATGATAGATCCTGCTAGTGATCAGCAGATTCCACTGTGGAGTACTGATGCTGGTTTATGGGTTTCAACCACAGCAAGCGATCTGGTTGGTCCTATTGCGCTTAATAGCGTACTTCAACTAAAAGACAATACAAACGGTCTTCTTGGTATTTCAAACCAAGGCTTGGTTGATCAATCCTTCCTTGGTGCAAACTACGTTGGAACCTCAAGACAGGTTCTTGGTACCAACTCTTGGCTTCCAGAAAACCTATACCAGAATAACACACTTGATTCGGTTCTCTACTCTGATGGAAAGAGCCTAGGAACATGGTCTCTATCCAGCCTAACAACTGGCAGTGTGCTGTTTGATCTTACTGCGATTATTACGGCACAAGCTGATCTTGCAGATGCGACAGCAGCAATCAAAACAGCATCAGCGATGTCTCTAAAGGACGTAAGTCTAGAGTTCACCGCAAGAGTAAAGGTTCGTGGCGCTGCCCCAACAGCAAACACAAGCTATCTGATTGGTTTCTATGATCTCACTCCTTCATCGAAAAAGTATGCAGCCATCAAGGCTGGAGCTACCAACTGGGAGTCGGTGATAAAGCCAGACGGCGCAGCGGCTGGAACAACAACGGCAAGCTCGACTTCGGTTCTTACTTGGACTGATGTTAAGATTACCATACTAAACAACGAAATCAAGACATACGTCAATAATACGCTCCTGTCTACTTCGTCTGTTGAATCATTTACCTCTTTAAATCTTGGCTGTGTGGTCTACGCAGATTCAGCGGCATTCCCACAACCAGAACTTGAAGTAGAGTACATGCGGTTAAACGCAACCACATCCTCTGGAATTCATCCAAGACTAATTCAGCAGGCTGGGGCAACGACCGGACAGGCACTTGCTTGGTCTGGTACGTCATGGACTCCTCAAACCATAAGCTCTGGTGGGGGAGGTGCGACTAACCTTGATGGATTGTCTGATGTCACACTTACCGATGTTAGTCAATCTAACTTTCTTTGGTATGATGCAGGTACTTGGAGAAATGTTTACTTAACGCTAGATAAAGCAATTGATGTTGCCACACTGACACCCAGCAATAAACAACCATTTGTCTACGATGCGGGGGATCAGCAGTGGAAAAACAGTTCAGATATTCTGCTTAATACTCTTGAGTTTAACATCCCACCAACTGAAATACCGACAGCTGTTGTTGGAAAGATCTTTTGGGATACGACAAGTAGCTCCCTTGTTACTCCGGTTTCGGGTAATACACTATCAAGTATTGGACTTACGAATCACGTTAGAGTCTGGAATAATGATAATGAGGTAGATATTCCAAAGGGTCGAGCTGTTAGGGTTACTGGAGGACACGGCTCAACCGATATAACGGTTGCCTTGGCTAATGCATCTGGTGAGTCAACAGCAGCCACAACACTTGGCTTTACGTCGGAGTTAATCCCAGCCAACGGAAGCGGTTATGTCATTACCAGTGGTTTACTAACAGGAATCAATA